AAAGGGGTCATTGAACTTTATCACCAGTGGTTACCAACCTTGCGAAAGGTCGAGGTCTGGAATGCAACCAGACAGGGTTATCTGCGGCAAAGATGGCGTGAAGTGGCTGAAGAACTTGCACAGGATAAACAGATTGAGACTTCCCATGTACTGAACTGGTGGGGTGAGTTTTTCCAACACATTGGCAAATCTAAATTTTTGACTGGAAAGGTCAACAGCAAGGATGGTCGTGTATTCACTGCCGATCTCGAGTGGATTTTGAAACCAAGCAATTTCGCAAAAATCGTAGAAGGAAAATATCATGGCAATCACTAATTTCAAAAAAGAAGAATCGCAAGACAACTTTGATCGTTTGATGTGTTCTGTGCCTGGATGCCATAAACGCTGGTCGGTTGACATGGGTAAACCGATGTGCTCAGAACATCAATGGTCTGACAGGAAACCAGCCACCAGACGAGACATTGCAGTTGCATTGACTCACCCACCAGTCCAGCACTGGCAAGATGACGAGGTGTTTTGATGTATGACTACAAATATTTATTGGACAAAAGACGGGAAGGCCAAGAATTTAGCCTTGTTGACATCAACCGAGCGTTGCGAGATGCTGGAGACCTTGCGCCAGACAGAAGCGAAAGAATGGATACGCAGGTATCGCTTGAAGGTCAAAGAAGTTGGTCGACAAAAAGCACGGATTTGGTGGGAGGATGTGAAGATGGACATCCTGAAAAAACGTGGTCAGGCTGGTCTAGATACCTTGATTACAGGAATGAATCATGATGTCAATCGTCTTTGATGTGCCCCTTGAACCCAAGGGAAAAGGTAGACCAAGGTTTTCCCGACACGGAAAGTTCACCAAGGTTTATACCGATCAAGCCACACTTGATTACGAAACCGCAATTCAACTCTATGCTGGCAAGGCAATGGGGTCACAGAAACCACTAGAAACGCCTGTGAGCGTTTATTTGTACATCAGGGTATCAATTCCTCAGTCGTACTCAAAAAGCCGCAAAACAGCGTGTTTAGATGGTTCTGAACGCCCAGCAAAGAAACCCGACATTGACAACGTGGCAAAAGCATTTTTGGATGCAATGAATGGAACTATTTACCTTGACGATACGCAAGTGGTCGAACTGAACATCAAAAAAGTCTATTCGGCTGTGGCTGGTGTAGATGTAGCAATCATGGAGTCAAAATGAGACCAGAACAAGCGGCACAAACAATTCGAGACAAAGCCCCACTTTTTGGGGAAGCCAAGGCCCAAAGGGTCTACCTTGAAGAATTTAGAAAGTCCAAAAAAGCCCTGCTGATGAAAGATGCCTTAACATTGGGCATTGAAGCGGCAAACGCACAGGAACGGGAGGCGTATGCGCATCCAAGTTATCAACAGCTTATTCGTGGACTGGCTGAAGCAATTGAAAAAGAAGAAACCCTGCGGTGGGAGCTTGAAGCGGCACGACTGGACATTGAGATTTGGCGATCACGGGAAGCAACCAACAGGAATCAGGACAGGGCGCACCAATGAAATGTCCAGTTTGCGGTACATGGACAATCGTCAAAGAAAGCAGAGTGTCAACAGGCAACACACGCAGACGGAGACTTGAATGCGCCAATATGCACAGATTTTCTACACTGGAGACCATCATTGAGAGCAAAGCACGAATACGTCAGAAGCAAAAACTTGCTGAAGATGGTGGCAAATCTTGATTGTCAAGTATGTGGGTCAGGACACATGGTCCAGGCGGCACACACAAACTGGGGAGGTGGTAAGGGACGAGGCATAAAAGCTGACGATAACCTTACGGCGGCTTTGTGTCTGAAGTGCCACTACGAGATTGACCAAGGCAAAACATTAAGCAAAGAACAGCGACAAAAATTGTGGACTGACGCACACAAAGCCACAGTCAAAGCACTTGCAAATGATTGGCCTGTAAATGTACCTAAACCAACGGAGATAGCATGAACCCAGCAGATAAAGTCGAAAAGTGGTCGATTGATAAATTAATTCCGTATGCCAGAAACAGCAGAACCCACAGTGATGAGCAAATCAGTCAAATTGCGGCATCAATCAAAGAGTGGGGTTGGACCACACCAATCTTGGTAGACGAAAACGGTGGAATTATCGCTGGTCATGGCAGGACATTGGCGGCACAAAGGTTGAAAATGACTGAAGTGCCAGTCGTGATTGCCAAAGGATGGTCAGATACAAAAAAACGAGCCTACATCATTGCTGATAACAAATTGGCATTGAATGCTGACTGGGACAATGAAATGTTGGCCCTTGAACTCGGTGAACTCGAAGACTTGGGCTTTGATCTTGATTTAACTGGATTTGCGGCTGATGAGATTGCAGAAATACTTTTGCCAGAAGAAGATGAAGACGATAGCAAGTACAGCAAAAAGATTGATGCCCCTGTTTATGAGCCATCAGGTGATTGCCCACCAATTTTAGAACTTTACGACAGAAGCAAATACGAGGAACTTACAGCCAAAATTTACCAAGACGATAGCATTGACTCTGAAATAAAAGAATTTTTGCTTGCGGCGGCGGCAAGACACATACGTTTTGACTTTGAACAGATTGCAGAATTTTATGCACACGCACCACCAGACTTGCAACAACTGATGGAAGATAGTGCTTTGGTGATTGTGGACTTTGACAAAGCAATTGCTGGTGGATATGTAAAGCTTTCCCAAGTTATTGGCAACATTTACACCAGTGAAAAAGGTGCGGAACAATGACAGATCGTAAATTTGCCGTATTCATCTTGACCCATGGAAGAGCTGATTCAGTTTATACATTCAAAACATTGAGACAGCAAGGGTACACAGGCAAGATTTACCTGCTTTGCGATAACGAAGATAAACAAATCAACAGGTATAAAAATCTGTACGGAACAGATACAGTCATCGTTTTTAATAAGCAGGATGCGATGGACATCACTGATAGCGGTGATAACTTTAAAAAGCGCAACAGTGTAGTTTTTGCTCGAAACTGGAACTTCAAAGTTGCAAGTGATCTAGGTTTGACCCATTTTTGGCAACTGGATGATGATTACACCCGCTTTGATTATTCACTTAATGCTGATATGCAATACACAACATCTAATAATAAAATTGGCAAGTTGGATGATTTGCTAGAGGCATTGATGTATTTCATGGATACAACGCCATTCCATTCCATTGCATTTGCACAGGGTGGAGACTTTATAGGTGGGGAAGGTTGTACATTGTTAAGCAGAATGAGAAAAGACGAAATTTATCGTAAAGTAATGAATTCGTTTTTGTTTCGAGTTGATCGACCAGTGCAGTTTATGGGGCGAATTAATGAAGATGTGAATATGTATGTGGAATGGGGTCGCCGAGGCATACTGTTTATGACCTCACCTCAGTTGCGATTACAGCAAGTAGTGACACAGCAAAATTCTGGTGGATTAACAGAAATCTACCTTGATCTCGGCACATATATAAAATCATTCTATACAGTGATGTATGCACCATCATGTGTAAAGATTGCAGAAGTCGGCACTAGTGACAGGCGAATACATCATCAAGTCATGTGGAAATATGCCGTGCCAAAAATACTAGACGAGTCACATCGTAAACCCAGAGTCTTGTCACGCGTTACAAGCACGGTGAAATAAGGCACAATGTAAGTTGTATTGACAAAACACGCAGCAAAACAACCTTTCGCGGAGGTTACTTATGAAAAAAATTACTGAAAATTCCACCCAACTGCCTAAAAAAGAGGCAGATAAGCCAAAACAGAACGGTGGGGCACGAGAAGGTAGTGGTAGAAAACCCTTTGTGCCGACTGATGCCGAGCGCAGACAAGTCGAGGCAATGTCGGGTTATGGTGTACCTTTTGAGCAAATAGCCGCATTGACCCGTGATGGCATTGACATTGATACACTCAGAAAATACTTTAAGTCTGAATTGGTCAACGGCAAAGCCAAAGCAAATGCACAGGTTGGCAAAGGAATTTTCCAAAAAGCTATGGCTGGTGATACGACAGCACAAATTTGGTGGTCAAAATCGCAAATGGGCTGGAGAGAAACTCAACGCCATGAACTGACTGGTGCTGATGGTCAGCCACTTGAATTTGCCAAGATCGAACGTGTTGTTGTAAAGCATGGGTAAAACCCTGCAAATTCAAACCCCTGAATGGGCTTTGCCTTTGCTGGAATCCAGTCGCTATAAAGGCGCATGGGGTGGACG